GCAAACAGGTGGTCCTAGCGGTGCATACGTACAACCTCAAGCCCCATTTGGTGGCGGTTCACGTTTTAGCCACGCACGTAACGAAGCTGCAATCAATGCAGAACACGTGGTACATATTAGTTTAACTGAGGGTTTAGACGTATATTGGCCGTTCGGTAATAGCGTTTTAGAGAACATTTTTAAAGTTTTTAAGCAAAAAGAGCTCCTAGAGGACAGCATTATTATCTACCGTGTACAACGTGCTCCGGAGCGTAGAGTCTTTAAAATTGACGTAGGTAATATGCCAAGTCATATGGCTATGGCATTTGTTGAGCGTATTAAAAATGAAATTCACCAGCGACGTATTCCTACACAAACAGGTACCGGCGGGCAAAATATGATGGATGCTACGTATAATCCATTGAGTCAAAACGAAGACTACTTCTTCCCGGTTACAGCAGACGGACGTGGATCTAGTGTAGATGTATTCCCGGGTGGTCAAAATCTAGGCGAAATCACAGACTTACGATTCTTTACCAACAAGTTATTCCGTGGTTTACGTATTCCTAGCAGCTATTTGCCTACCACAGCCGAAGACGGCAGTCAAGCATATACAGACGGTCGTGTAGGTACAGCACTGATACAAGAATGGCGTTTTAACCAGTATTGCCAACGTTTACAGCAAATGGTTGCAGACAAACTAGACAGCGAATTTAAGCTGTTTATGAAATGGCGCGGATTTAACATTGATGGTTCTTTGTTCGATTTGCAGTTCAATGAACCACAAAACTTTGCACAATATCGTCAAGCAGACATTGATGCTGCCCGTATTGCTACATTTACACAGCTAGAAGCGTATCCTTATCTAAGCAAGCGTTGGTTAATGAAACGTTATTTAGGTATGACTGAACAAGAGATTAGTGAAAACGAACAACAGTGGGCCGAAGAGCGTGGCGACAATGAATTAGCAACGCCGGATTCTCCAGGACTACGTTCAGTTGGTATTAGCCCCGGTACAGTTAATGCTGACCTAGAAGGATTAGGTCCTGAAGCACCAGCTGGCGGCGAAGCTGGCGGAATTAATGCCCCAGTAGCAGGTCAAGGCGGTGCTCCTAATATTGGTGCAGCAGGTGCAGTTGGCGCAACCCCCGGACTTTAACAAAAAAGGTTAAATAGTTACATATGTTTATTACTGAATTATTTAACCCAGCGCCTAAAGGCTATCGCGACGAAAAAGCAGACCAAAGTGTTGCTAAAATGACCGATAGTCGTAAGACCAGACTGACCTTAGCGCACATAAATCAGCTAAGAAAGTCACACGATGTTCGTAAATTAGAACACGAAAAAAAGCTAGAAGCAGTAGCAAAACAATATACACCAGCCCCAGAAGGCGGTGCTATTCCCGGCGGACTTTAATTAGTCCGATCAAATCCTTCAAAAAACACCCATTTAACCCCTAAATATGCGCAGTTTTGTAAATAAACATACAAAGCCAACTTATTAAGGAGTTCTCATGAACAAGTTTGAAAAACTAATTGAATACATCATTAATGATGAAGATCAAAAAGCTCGTGAATTGTTTCACGACATCGTAGTAGAAAAATCCCGCGACATTTACGAATCTATCATGGACGAAGAGTCAATGGAAGAAACTGTCCACGGAATGGAAGTTGAAGATATGGTCGACGAAGTGGGTGCTGAAGAAGCAACTATGGAAACTGATGAAGAAGGCGAAGAAGAATTTGAACTTGGTGCCGATGACGAAATGGGCGACGAAATGGGTGCCGATGACGAAATGGGCGACATGGGTGGCGAAGAAGAATTAGAAAGCCAGGTAATGAACATTGATGCTAAATTAGACGAGCTATTAGCTAAGTTTGATGAAATCATGGGCGACACTGGTGCAGAAGAGCCTGCAGACGATATGGGTGCCGAAATGGGCGCCGACGATATGGGTGCAGAAGAGCCAGAAATGTTTGAAGCTAAAGAAGGTTCAGGTAAATCGGGTAACCCATTTGCTAAGAAAGGTTCAGCAGAATCAGGCAAGTCAGGCAAAGCCGGTTCAGCAGCTAGCGGTAAAGCTGGTTCAGCAGCGTCAGGTAAGTCAGGTAAATCGGGCAAAGGTTCCGCAGAAATGATGCGCGAATATGTTGACCGTATTGGCGACATTTACGGCGGTGCAGGCGACGAAGCTGAAGGCGCAGCAGTTGGTGCAGCAGGTAAGAAGACATCGGTTAACGATCGTTCAATTACTGGCCCAGGTGCAGACTTTGGCGGTAGTGTTGTAAAGCGTACTGGTGCAGATGAATCAAATCCAGATGGCAACAGCGCACCAAGCAGCGACAAGCCACAACAAATTAAGTCGGGTAACATTAATGTTCCTGGCGGCAAAGCAGGTGGTGCTTTCAAATCGAAAGAATCTGCAAAAACTGGTGAAGGCCAAACTACAAACGGTTCATTGTCTGTAGCTAAAGGTTCAGTACAAAAGCAGAACACTGGCAAGTAATAGATTAGGGAACATAAAATGGCTTTGTACCTAAAAGAGAGTCTTACATTTGATCGGGCGGGTTTGATCGTTGAATCCGTTGACGAGAATGGCAAGAAGAGTCTCAAAATGGAAGGGATATTCATTGAAGGAGGCGTGCGTAACGCTAACGAACGTGTATATCCCGTCCACGAAATTGAAAAAGCTGTTAATGCCATCAATAAACAAATCAATGGAGGCTACTCTGTCTTAGGCGAAGTAGATCATCCAGATGATTTAAAAATTAATCTCGACCGAGTCAGCCACATGATTGAAAAGATGTGGATGGATGGGCCAACAGGTCGCGGCAAACTAAAGATTTTACCAACTCCGATGGGGCAGCTTGTAGAAGCTATGATTACCTCTGGCGTCAAGCTAGGTGTAAGCAGCCGTGGATCGGGGCAGGTCAACGAAGGTACAGGACACGTTAGTGATTTTGAAATCATTACTGTGGACATTGTAGCACAACCCAGTGCACCACACGCTTATCCAAAAGCAATCTATGAAAGCTTAATGAATATGCAAGGTGGGGCTCAGGTATTTGAAATGGCACGTGAAGCCACGAAAGATCAAAAAGTACAGAAGTATTTGAAAGAAGTTATGACAATAGCGTATGTGTACAAATGGACTCATTTACCTACAATGATGTGGTATGTTGGTTCACGCACAGCTAAGAATTGTCATCCTAATGATGGATATATTTGCACTAGCAGATACGTTAAGCCGTTAATTCTAGAGTCTATAGATCAATGGCATCAAGAAATTATTGCAACTGGTTCAATAAAAGATATGATCAAATTTGAAACAGAAATCTTACAACTTTTTGATGCTAAACACGATCCTAGAAGTTTTAATAAACATAATGGTGATGGTAAATTTAGTGTTGCAGGTAAAAAAATAGGACCACAAAGTCAGCAGCATAAAGCTAACTTGAGCGAATCTAAAAAAGGTCGTGTGGCTTGGAACAAAGGATTGTCTGGCGATACAAGATGTAAAAGGTCGGATGATACAAAAAGAGCAATTGGTTTAGCACGTACAGGAATAATTATGGACGAGCAAACTAAAGCAAAAATCTCTCTTACTGAAAAGAGAACGAAACAATCAATAAAAATGATTAATCGAAACACAAAAGGAGAATACTAATGTTAGATGCAATTCGACCTTTGTTGGATAACGGAATTATTAACGAAAGCACACGTACAGCTATTGCTGAAGCCTGGGAAGCCAGAATTGCTGAAGCAAAAGAAACTGTTCGTGCTGAACTACGTGAGGAATTCGCACAACGTTACCAGCATGACAAGCAAGTTATGGTTGAAGCTCTAGACAAAATGGTAACCGAGTCTCTCACTGCCGAACTTTCAGAGTTCGCAGACGAAAAGAAACAATTAGCTGAAGACCGTGTTAAGTTTAAACACCACATGGTTGAAAGTGCAGGCAAGTTCAATAATTTCATGGTTGCAAAACTATCAGAAGAAATTCGCGAACTACGCAGCGACCGCAAAGTATACGAAAGTGCCGTAGGCAAACTAGAAAACTTTGTTATCCGCGCACTGGCAGAAGAAATCAAAGAATTTGAAGCAGACAAACAAGCGGTTGTTGAAACCAAAGTTCGTCTAGTTGCTGAAGGTAAGGCTAAGTTAGCTGAACTACAGCAGAAATTCGTTGTGCAGTCTGCCCAAGCTGTTAAAGAGGCTGTAACCAGTTCGTTAGAGTCAGAATTGACTCAACTGAAAGAAGACATTCAAATTGCTCGTGAGAATATGTTTGGACGTCGACTTTTCGAAGCATTTGCCAGCGAGTTTGCAGGTACTCACTTAAATGAGAACAAGCAGATCCGTGAGCTACAGGGCCAAGTTGGTATGTTAGCTCAGAAACTATCTGAAGCAGTTAAGGTGGTCGAAGACAAGCAATGTTTAGTTGAATCAAGAGAAAAAGAAATTAAGATTATCAAAGAGTCAGCAGAACGCAAGGAAAAACTTGCAGAATTGTTGAAGCCTTTGAATAAAGAGAAGTCGGCAATTATGCGCGATTTACTCGAAAGTGTGCAAACTGAAAAGTTACAAAATGCATATGAAAAGTATCTACCAGCAGTACTAAACAATTCTTCTGTTGCTACACCAGCCCCCAAAGCTGCGGTACTAACAGAAAGTCGTCAAGTAGTAACTGGTGATAAAACTGCTAAAACTGCCGTTGAAGCTCAATCTACACTGTCGTATGACAATGTATTTGAAATGAAACGTTTAGCAGGGCTTAAATAAACCCTAAAAGGAAAAAGGAAATAAAATGACACAAGCATTATTAGAAAGCCGTTGGGGCGAAACAAAAGAAGCCCTGTTAGAAGGCCTAAATGGTTCGAAAAGAACCACAATGGGTGTAATCTTAGAGAACACTCGCAAGATGTTGGCAGAAAACGCATCTGGAGGTGCAACACAAGCCGGTAACGTAGCTACACTTAACCGTGTAATTCTACCTGTTATCCGTCGTGTTATGCCAACTGTTATCGCTAACGAAATCGTTGGTGTTCAGCCAATGACTGGTCCAGTCGCTCAAATCCACACATTACGTGTACGTTATGCAGACAGCGTTACTGATTCGTCAGCTTACGCTACAAGCACAGCAGCCGGTGATGAAGCACTAAGTCCATTCAAGATCGCTGTTGCTTACTCAGGTAGCGCAACAACAGGTCAAGCTGCTTCAACAAGCACATTAGAAGGTGTAGCTGGTAACAAGATCAACGTTCAGATCTTGAAGCAAGTTGTTGAAGCTAAGACACGTAAGTTGTCAGCTCGCTGGACATTTGAAGCCGCACAAGACGCACAGTCAATGCACGGCTTAGATGTTGAAGCAGAAATTATGGCTGCTCTTGCACAAGAAATCACAGTTGAAATTGATCAGGAAATCTTAGGTTCGTTACGTGCCTTGGCTGCAACTGATTTCACATTTGACCAAGCTGCTGTTTCAGGTACTGCTACATTCGTTGGTGACGAACACGCTGCTTTAGCTGTTCTAGTTAACCGTACAGCTAACTTGATCGCTCAGCGTACACGTCGTGGTGCTGGTAACTGGGCTGTTGTTTCCCCAGCTGCTTTAACTGTTCTACAGTCGGCAACCACAAGTGCATTTGCTCGTACAACAGAAGGCACATTCGAAGCTCCTACAAACACCAAGTTTGTTGGTACATTGAATGGCGCAATGAAGATTTATGTTGACGGCTACGCTAACGACAGCCAAGCTGTTCTAGTAGGTTATAAGGGTTCGAGCGAAGCTGATGCAGCAGCGTTCTATTGCCCATATATTCCTCTAATGAGTTCTGGTGTTGTTCTAGATCCTAGCACATTCGAACCAGTAGTTTCGTTTATGACACGTTATGGATACGTGGAATTGACTAATACTGCTTCGTCGCTAGGTAACGCTGGCGACTATGTTGGCGAAATCGCAGTAGCCAACTTATCGTTCCAGTAATCTAAACGATAGCAAATCTTTAAACTTCTCGGGATGGGAAGGTAGGACCAAAAAAGCACCTTTAGGTGCTTTTTTGTTGACTAAGTATTATTATGATTGCCTTTGACAAAACACCATATCAAATTGACTTTACTGTGCCCTATATAAATGTAATGGTTCTAATGTTCCAAAAAGAAAAACTCGTACACATACATCGGTATCCTAAGATAGTGATAGATGCTACGCATGATGGGTGGAGCATTGAAGAAGTACAATTACATATTAATCAAATTGATTACCACGGTGAGGTAATAATATTAACTAATGAATTTAGTAGTTTTAATGAAAATGTTATATTTTTTCCGTATTGGCTGTATCGAAACAGCATAAGATTCAATGATCAATCCGTGGTCCCAATTGGCAAGAGATTAAATAAAGTAAGTTGTTTAAATAGAAATCCCACTAGTAGCAGACTGTACTTATACTATCAACTACTACAGAGACCATACGAATCTGATCTAATGTTAAGCTCGCACGGACTTGTGTGCCCGTATAGTCAAGAAACATTAACGTTAGACCACAATAGATTTAACGATTTACCAATCAAAATCAAAAACCAACTACGGAATATAAATTTAGTGCGTCAGTCATTTCCCGGTGACAACGGAAATGACTTTAACGAGCCCGGGAATCCTGGAGATCACAATTGGTTACACCCAGCATTTAGCAACACCTATCTTAATATTATAACTGAATCAGGTACTGAGATAGGATTTTATAGTGAAAAAACATTTAAGCCCTTAGCAGCCGGTCAACTATTTTTTATGTTATCAGCAGCAAATGCAACTAGGCCCTTAAAATTGCTAGGATTTGAAACATTTGATGATAATTTTAACAATCACGAATATGAACAATCAATGAGCTATACAGAACGATTGGATCAATTAGTGAATCTACTGGATTCCATATATTCAAATATTGAAGAAATATATTTTAGTAATTTGCCCGAGTTAAAACATAATCAGCAGTATGCATTCAGTGACTCCTTTAGGGAACGTATTTTACAGCCATTGCGTGATCGAGATTTGATTTAACGCTAAATATACTTGTTCCAAGTAACTTATGCGGTATCCATCCGCGTAGGCCTAGAACGCCATTTAACA